TGGTCGCTGCGCTCCAGGTTGTTCAGGCTGCAGGCTGTTAGCCTGATAGCCTGATAGCCTGCAGCCTGATAGCCTTCGGCCTTTGTTAATAATTGTCCAGGGACCCGGCGGATGCGTCCGATGACCGGCCCATGGAAAAAATGCGATCGCTTTCAGGGTTAGCCGCCGCCGGGCCGCCGTCATCATCCGGAGACGGCGTATCCACCCCCAGGCTGACCGTACCGGCAGCCACGGATCTGAGCAGGGCGATTGCGTTGTCGTAGCGCTCCTTGCGGTCCTCCGGGGCGCCGCGCCGCCGGGCATACAGATTATAAACGGCGATGTCCACGGCCAGTTTGCGCACCATGGCCGGCACGGTTGAAAACGGCACGTCATACTGCGCCGCGCAGTAGGTGTTGATCTCGGCGTCGGCATCGGCAATGGCACGGTCCACGGCATCGGTGTCCACGGTTCCGGCATCGGCATCATCCGTGATATCGATGAGGTCCTCTTCGCTGATCGCTTCCAGCATGTCGGTCTGGGTGCAGTAGGCCATGGATTACTCCTTGTTAATTATGAATTATGAGTGATGAATTATGAATTGTGTTCAGCCGTATTTTTTTCAATCAGGGCGATGAGGTCCGCTTTTTTATCTTTTGCGGCAAACTCGATCTCCAGTTCCGTGCACAGGCTGCGGAGCTGGGCCACGGTCATTTTCTCAGGGTCAAAGGACATGCGGCCAAAGACGTCCACCTCTTCAAATTTCTGGCGTTTGCTGGTCACCAGGAGATCGGCGCCGAAATCGTCGGGGTATTCTTTCACTTCATCCTTCAGGTGCCGGCCGTGTGGGGCCACGTTGATTTTGTTACGGGGGCCCAGATATCTAATAAACATGGGGTTGTCTCCTTTATGGTGTTATGTGTCGTTGATAACCCGCCGGGGCAGGCACGGGGGCCTGCCCCGGCGGATTAAAATCATCCATCAGGTGGCAATGCAGTCATACCAGAGAAAGCCCAGGTAGGAACCGGTCTGGAGGATATCGGTCTCTTCGGCCACCTCGTAGACATCCTGGTGCCTGCTGTTTTCCCGCCATTTGCTGGTTCTTCGTGCCTGGCCGTCTTCATAGGCCACGCGGGCCTGGTATCCCGGGGCCGGGATTTTGAGGCCCGGTTTTTTAGGCCGATAACACAGAAAGGCGGAGCCCTTGGACGCGTTTTTCTCCCAGACATTGACCGCTGTAAAATCATCACCGGCGGCGGCTTCCGCGGCGCTGGAATAGATGGCATCGCCGACAAGGCACTCCTCCAGGTCGAACATGGCCGCCAGTAATGCAGCCGTCACGATACCGCGCTCGGTATACTTGATGCGGTCGAGCACGGTGGATTCCTGTTTGATTTCGGGCAGGATATTTGCGCTCAACATGAGTACGTTGGGCCTCACTCCGGTGTTCATGCGGATGGTCTCGATACGGGTTTCCACGTCGTCGATAAAGGTGTTGGAGTCACCGGCGGCCCATCCGCCCTCGGCATCTTCACCGGCCACGCCGCACCATGTGCTGTCTAAAATGAGACTGGCCACCCGGCGCTCTTTTTTCAGGTCGATTTTGTCGGATGCATACTCGATGGCATCGTTGTCAGGATCCAGGGGCGGGGCACCGGCCACCTTGGCGTCCCGGCGGTCTTCATCCGTGACCTCCTTGGCAAAGGCATACTCCCTGGTGGACACGCTCACGCTGTCCATGGGGATGGTGCCCCTGGCGGCGTCGGTACCGGCCGCACGGATTGCCGCTTCATCCCGGAACCAGGCCCCTTTCAGGTATTTGGTGATTTTAGCCCGGGGACTGACCTTGTTTATGATCGGAAAGAGCCGATCGGCGATATAACTTTTGTTCCGGTAGGCCACACTGACGTTTGCCAGGGGGCCGGCCACTATTTGACTTCTTACGTCGTCTCCCATGATAAAACTCCTTTGGGTATTAGGTTTTAGGTGCTGGGTTAATGGGTATAAGGGCAGGCACGGGGGCCGGCCCCTACGGGTTTAATGAACGATGGTGCCCAGGCTGTAGATTGTGACCGTTGTGCTGGCCGTAACCACGGCAAGGAACCGCTTGCTGTTATTCTGGGCAATGGTCATGGTGCCCGACAGGGTCACGCCCGTGCCTGCGGTCACCGTGATGGTTTCGGCAGCGTCCGCCGTGTTGCGGATGGTGAATTCGAAACTGTTTCCCACTCCCGCCTGGGTGATGGCCGCAATGATCAACGCCGCCGTGGGAGAGACATCGGAACGCGCGCCCCCGGCCGGATCCCGGAGGATCAGCCCGCCCAGCAGCTGGGCCGCCGTGTAGGTGGCCGCACCGGCCGTGTTTATGGTGGTTACGACGGACTGGCCGATCAGGGTACCCAGCCCCTGGGGGAACGGTCCCACCAGGCGCACGGACGCCAGATCATCCTCGGCGCCGGGGGTCCCGACGACAACGGCCCTGGCCGCCTTCCAGTTTGCCCCGGCCTCCTGGCCCTTGCCGGCGTCTGCGGCCGATACATATTCGGGGCTCACGAAATCGCCGATGGACATGGCCGCGTTGACCACCAGTTTGGAAATGCCGTCCACCCGGATGCTGGCGGCTTCGCCGGATTCCGGCGCATTCTGCAGGATGCCGTAAGGCACTTCATCGTCGCTGTCCGGGCGCCGGGCATTGCCCGAGGAATTGAGTACCACGAACCGGTACTGGTCATCGGACAGGTCCTCCGCCGCTTCGGCGGATACATCCAGAATCTTGATTTGTGTTGTCATGATTTACTCCCTTCATGTTTCAGGTTGTTTAGGTTGAAGACTGCTATCCTGGTCAGGTTGTTTAGGCTGTAGGGTGCTAGCCTAATAGCCTTCAGTTCTCACTATTCAATCTCTTTTGCGTATTCGGCGGCCAGGGCCGGATGTTCGGACTGGATTTCGGAAAATGCCGCGCTGTAATCCATGTCGGGTTTTTCCTTGAGCCGGGCATCCACAAGTGCCGTAATTTTATCGGCGGCGCCACCGGCGCCCACGTCTTTGTCCCGGGTGGCCACCTCGGAAAAATCGATGGTTTTAGGCAGCTCCTCGATAAAATTTTTAAACCAGTCGAATGCCGTGACCTTGTCGGTGCCCTCGGCGAACTCGATAGTCTCCAGGGCGTCCAGACCTTCACAGAAATTCGCAAGGCCCATCTTTTCCCAGGCGGGCGGTACCTTGCCCTTTTTCACCAGGCCCGTGACCCAGTCGGCAATCTTTGTTTTGGCCGCCTCCTTTTGATCGGCCAGGGCTTTTTCGGCGAACTCGGCCGTGACCTGATCTCTGGCCTCCTGTGCGGCTTTGGCTTTTGCCGCCTCGATGTCCGCCTCGGTAAACGATGTCGGCGCATCAGAGGGCAGAGCATCGTCGGGGATGGTGACCTTTGCGGGGTCAACGCCCAGGCCGGTAAGCAAACTTTTGATTTTGTCTTTGATCTGCATGGTTCCTCCTACGGTAGATTGATTGTCGGTAAATCCCGCATCGATGGGTGCGGGGTCTTTCAGTGCCCGATTTTCTTCCTGTTTGATCTCTTCGATATCCCGGTCGGGGATGATGGCATCCGCCTTTTCGGCGCCCTCTTTTTCCAGGATATACTCGCGCAATTTGCGAAACACGCCTGCGATGGCCCCCCAGGTCCAGGCCCGGGCATCCTCGAATTCAAAAACATCTCCTCCCCTGTCATCAAACCCGATATCAGCCAGACCCTTGACCGAAGGCGGGGCCGCGCCTAAAAACGCCACATGCCTCAGCCGCCCGTCCGGGTAAAAGGCGGCGGACCGTTTTTTATACAGGCCCTTTGCAGCCAGATCGGCGAACTCGGGCACCACGTCCCTGAACTTTGCCGACAGATACCGTGCCCCGTCGCGCGTGGTTTCCTTCAGATTTTCCACCCATCCGAATGCCGGGGCGTTGTCTCCGGCATGGCCCACGCAGATGGGGGGCTCATGCACGCCGGCGTTGAATGTGGCCAGCGCCCGGTCGATGAGGGTGTTGCCGTCATGTCTGCGGCCCTTGTTGTCGGTCTGGGGGCCTCCTTTAAAAATTTCGATGTAATCGTCGAAGCCGGTGAATTTCATTTTCTGGTTCTCCCTGTTTTGAAAGTGAATAGTGAAAAGTGAGAAGTGAATAGTTGTGGAAGCGCTGCGCGCTGTCTGTTGGT